ATGAAGGCACGCAAGACCATGACCCCGCTGAAGGACTGGTGCGACGCCAATAGCGTCCCGTATTCCACGGCGCGGTTCTATCTCGCAAACAAGCCCGAGATGATGCCCGAGACCATCATGGTTGGCCGGCGGCACTTCATCACGGAAGAGGCTGACGCCGAATTCAGGGATCGTCGGCTGGAGGCAACCCGCGCAGAGCGGGCGCGGCGGGCGGAGACGTCGGCAGTTGCCGGCATGGCCGCCTGATCGGATTTAGCGATGCGCCAGACCGGAATGCACCCGGTGGCGCGCATCTCCACAGCTAAGGGCGACACCGCCACCGGATCACATCACCCGCTGTTGGCGCGGCGGGCGCGGTAGCCCCATTCCCAACCCCACCAAGGACTGAAAACGTGAGCGACTCATTTATGGGCGCAGAGCCCCCGCACGTCCAGAAATCATCTGGACCCATTCCTGCCGTTATCGACCGTCAATTCAACGGAAAGGTAATCGGACAACGCTTGGCGGATGGCTACCTGAACCTGACCGCGATGGGGAAGGCTACAGGAAAGCAGCCCTCCCATTATATGGAAAATGCTGGCACGGCTGCCTTTCTTGATGAGTTGTCCCTATCTCTCGGAATTCCGAGGGACAGCTTGATCATCTCCAAGCCGGGACGTCCCGGCCGTGGCGGCGGCACCTGGGGGCATCCGCAAGTCGGCTACCATTTCGCGCAGTGGTGCAGTCCAGCCTTCGCCGTCCAGGTGACGGAGTGGATACACGACATCAAGAGGCAGGGCTACGCGACGGCGACGGGAGTTTCTCTGAACACCGAACCGCCGCCTAAAGCAGCGAAGCCCCGCCTTCCATCCCCGAATGCGGTCTTCCGCGACTACATGCGCACCATGAAGATGATCGGGTTCAGCGCCAGCGAAGCGGCGTTGGCGGCCAATCGAGCGACCGTGGCCGATACCGGCAAGGACATTCTCGAAACGGCTGGCGTGAAGGCTTTGTCCGCTCCTGCCGGCTCGCCGCATCTATCGCCGTCGGACATCGGGGCCGAACTGGCATCATTGACCGGCGGTGCCGTGCTTTCTGGGCAGAAGGTCAACAGCCTGCTGATGCGATACGGCTTCCAGGAAAAGGGCGCAACAAAGGCCACACCCTGGGTTCCGACCGAAAAGGGCGACCCGTTCAAGGAGTGGACCGTCACGGGCAAGAAGCATCGTGACGGTTCCTCGGTGAACTGGCTGCGTTGGAAGGCAGACATCGTCCCGGCTCTGGTCGCGGCGATGTCTGCCACCCCGTCCACCGACACCACCATACAGCACTGAGGGGGCGCCGGCATGCCCACCTTGGACACTGACAGATTTGCCAAGGTTCTCGCGCTCGCCGGCTCCGACCACGATGGGGAGGCGCTGGCGGCGCTGCGGAAGGCGCGTGGCATGCTCCAGACCGCTGGGATGACGTTCACCGACGTCGCCCAGCGGATGGGGACACCCGCTGTGCCCGACAACTCTGCCAGCTTCACCGATGCCGAATTCGACGACCTGATGCGGCAATGGGCCGAGCCGACGGCAAAGAAGAAGCCTGCGCCCTACGTCGACCCATGCGGCAACAAGTGGGGGAGCAAGGCGGATTACGAGAGTTGGAAGGCATCCAACGACGCGCGGTTTGAGCGGGATCGCCAGAAGCACGCGGCAGAACGGGCGGCCATCATCGCCCGGTATGGCTGTTTTGAAGCCGCAGCGGCGCGGGACGAGCGGGAGCAACTTCTCCATGAAGCGGCAATGCCTTGGCTGGAGGGGGCGAACGTCGAAGTCGATCCTGAGTTCGCGCACCAGAGCGGCCGATGGCACAAGCGGATGGGTGGGTGGGAACCATATGGCTCGACCAAGCATCCGGTCGCCCCCTGCCGGCTGGCAATCGAGAACGCTTATCCCATGCCCTCCACGATCCGTGAGGCGCGTGACGAGCATCTGGCCTGGGAGCAGCGCAGTCGCGAACTAGACCTGATCCAAGAAGCGTATGGCGCTTACGAGGTGCTGGACCTCCCGGCCCATTACCGATGGGAGCGGGTGCGTCGGCTCTACGAGTCGGAGCTTCCCATCGTCACGATGGATGACCTGCACATCCGCCTTCAGTTTGCCCGAGATGCCGACAACACGCACGACGTCTGCGATGCGGTGCCGTCGATCATCGACGCCTTCGAGCGGCTGGTGATGCACGCCCCGCATGCAACATCCGTCGGCGCGCCACCGAGCCGCCGACCACGCAAGACGAAACCCAAGGCCGCCACTGCGCCGGCCGATCCGAGACAGCGGGACTTGTTCCCTGAAAATGGAGCGACCCCATGACCATCACCGAGACAGGGGCGCAGTGGCACGAAGCCCGCGCCACATTCATTGAGCGTATCGACGCGCTGGACGCGCATGGCGAAGCGGTCGGGCATGAGGTGCCTTGGCCGTTCGTCTCGCATGGCAAGCGCGGCACGGTTTACCTCTCGGCCGCAGAGATCGACCGGGACAGGCGGCTTTCGCCGAGGGTGAAGGAGCGGCTGAAGGGCCGGTTGGAGCGTGCCATCGTCGCGCACAACGAAGCCCGGCAGCGGCTCGGCCTTGCCGAGATTGAAGCCGCCGTCAACGCGGCCAGTGAGGACGTCGGGCGACTCGGCCATGCCCTTGCCGACGACAGGTCCGGCACCGTCCAGGCCATCGTCACCAAGCTGCGCGTGCTGACCGTCGAGGTAGAGGACGGCGGCGACATGTCCGGCTATGCGTCTGGGCTGCTGGCATCGGCGCTGGCGGATGCGGAAGCTTTGGCCGCCGCATCGGATGACCTGATCGGCTTGCATCGGGAATGGTCGGCGCTGATGGAGCAGGTCGACCAGCGCCACAACGGCCCGAGTGCCACCCGGCCGGATTACCCGGATTACGACCGGATCGGGGGACTGGAGGAGCTGATCGCCCACTACCCTGACACCGGCATCGCCGCTGCCGTCATGCGGCTGGACGTGGCGCTGGGCACGTTCGTCGGCTCGGTGATGTGCGGCGAGGTGGAGATGCTGGACGAAGGCGCCATCGTGGGCGCCACACGCGCGCTGGAGTCGCTGGCAGCTTCCGCCCCCGGTGTGAAGCCCTGGACCATCCAGGCGCGTCAGCGGGGCTTGGAGCGGCTTGCCGCGCATCGGGTGCGGGAGGCCGCGGAATGACCACGCAACATGAAGGCCGCTATCCGGCGCCGCCGGAGAATTACCTCCCGGCGCTGGAGGGCGTCGACAACCTGTGGCGCAGAGGCGTGAAGGTCCCGGTGACGATGCTGTGCGACCTTGACCGGCTGGACCCGGACGAAGCGATAGCCGGCGGCCGGGACTTCCTCAACGATCCCAATGGCCTGGAGCCGGGCACCAACCGCTCCCGCTCCTACTGGCATGGGTGGCGGGTTGCCCGGATGAACCGAGATCCGGATGGGCCGGATGGGATCGACATAGCCCACCGGGAACTGACCCGCCGGATTTACTGGTGGCTGAACCGCTCGTATTCCGACAGCCGTGTCGCCCGCGAGCCGCACCGTTATGCGGACCTGGAGCGTGCATACCGAAACGGGGAGGCCGTCTGATGACCGAGACCACCAACGTGACACGGCTTCCTGTCCATCCCCGCCCCCGGATGATCCGGCACCACTCCGCTGCCGAACGGGTGCGTGGTGCGGCTGCCGACATCCGGGACTGCATCGCTGAAAGCGCTGTCGATCTGGACGGCCTGCGTGAGATTGCCCGGCGCCTCGACTCTGTCGCCGGCCAACTGGAGGGCCGCTGACATGGCGCGCATCCGCAGCGTGAAGCCTGAATTTTGCACCTCCGATGACACCATGGCGCTGTCGCGGGACGCCCGGTTGACCTTCATCCTGTTGTGGCCGTTCTGCGACGACGGCGGCGTCCATCTCGCCTCACTCCGCAAGATCAAGGCGGAGATTTACCCGTCTGACGAAGACGTGACGCTCGCCTTGCTCGGTACGTGGCTGGACGAGGCCATCGTGCAAGGGCTGATCGGCCGGTTCACCTTCGAAGGCCAGCAGTACCTCTATGTGACCGGCTGGAAGCAGCACCAGCGCATCGACAAGCCGCAGCCGCTCCGCTATCCGCAGCCCGATAGTCCCGGAGCGATCCCCGACCATTCCCTTTTCTGTGGCGGAACGGTCCCGGTCCAATCCTCGACCATTCCCGCCCCTGTGCCGATGTCTTCCACGAGCATTCCCGAAGCTGTCGGCGAACAGGACGGGGCTATTCCCGAACCGCTCCCGGACCACTCCCAGAGTGTTCCCGGACCATTCCCGCCTGATAGGAAAGGAAGGGATAGGAAGGGAGAAGAGATCTCTGAGCGGTCGGTCGGCGATGCCGACGCGACCCGTGCGGATGATCGGTTCGAAGAGTTTTGGTCGGTTTACCCGTCACGCGGCACGGCGTCGAACCCGAAGAAGCCGGCAAAGGACAAGTTCGCCCGGCTGGTCAAGGCGGGGGTGGACCCGGAAGCGATGATCAACGGCGCCAAGGCCTATGGTCGGAACATCCGAGCGCTGGGGAAGGATCGCACCGACGGGGTGGCGCAGGCGCTCACCTTCCTGAACCAGGAACGTTGGCGGGACCTGCTGGACCAGCGTCCACAGGATGAGGCGCCGTGGCGTACCGACCCGCGCGCCTGGACCGACCGGGACCGTCCGCCGCCATGGGACGATGCCCCCGTGGGCACGATGTGCGGGGCGTGGCGCAAGACACCGACAAGCTGGGCGTATCTGCGATGACCGATCTGCTGAACGAACTGGCCGGGCATGGCATCCGGCCCCAGCGTGGCGGAGCCTTCCGTCACGGCGACAATGCGACGACCTGCCCGCAGTGCTCTGCCCAGCGCCACGGGGCGAACAAGGGCAAGCCCTGCCTGTCGGTGAAGCTGGACGACGATGGCGGGGCGGTGTGGCGGTGTCATCACTGCGAATGGACCGGCAACATCCCCGGCCGGCGCGCCGCGGGTGTGGGTAGCTTCCGCCGCCCTGCCCCGAAGGCGCCTATCCGTCGCCCTGATCCGCCGGTGGAGACGCCGCGCCCCGACGCTTTCCTGAGCTTCTTCGACGGGCGTGGGATCGCCCGCGACGTGGTGGAGGAGATGGGCGTGTACCGCGGCGTGAAGTTCTTCTCTCAGGTTGGGGAGGAGCGTCCTTGCGTGGTGTTCCCCTACCTGAGGGGCGGGGAACTGGAGAACAACAAGTACCGCGACCGTGAGAAGAACTTCGCGCAAGACAAGGACGCGGAGCGGGCGCTGTACAACTTCGACCAGATCGCCGACGACGTGCTGATCTGGGTGGAAGGCGAGATGGACGTCCTCGCCTGCATGACGGGCGGCTATCGCTCCGTCACCACCCTTCCTGACGGTGCGCCCGCGAAGCTGAAAGACGAAGACGATCCGACGCGAGACTCCGACCGGCGGTTCGAGGCGATGGTGAACGCGGCCGACCGGTTGGCGTCGGTGCGCAAGATCATCATCGCCACCGACGGTGACGGGCCGGGCGGCAATCTGGCGGAAGAGTTGGCCCGCCGGCTGGGGAAGGAGCGTTGCTGGCGTGTCCGCTATCCCGAAGGCTGCAAGGATGCCAACGACGTCCTGCTGAAGTTGGGGCCGGACGCCCTGCGTCTGATGATCGAGTCGGCGCAGCCGTACCCGATCCGCGGCGTCCACACGGCCGAAGATTTCTGGGATGACGTCCTGGCCCTCTACAACGGGGAGCGTGCTGTCGGTCTGACCACCGGCTTCGACAATCTGGACCCGCTCATGAAGTTGACGGGAACGGGCCTGCTGGTCGTCGTCACCGGCATCCCTAATCACGGGAAAAGCGAGTTTGTCGACCAGCTCATGGTCAACTATGCCCGGACCTATGGATGGAAGGTCGGATATTGTTCGTTCGAGAATGCTCCGCCTCGACACATTGCAAAGTTTGCAGAAAAGATCATCGGAAAGCCGTTTTTCTGCTATAATGATCACCGTCGGCTGAGGATGGATGAAATGGAACTGGAGGCGGCGCGAGAGTGGGTGAGACATCACATCCATTTCATCCGGGCGGATGATGACGCCCCGACTGTGGATTGGATCATCGAGAAGTCGCGAGTTCTGGTCATGCGCCACGGGATCAAGGCGCTGATCATCGACCCGTACAACGAGATCGAACATCGCCGGCAGCCGGGCAAGACGGAAACCGAATACATCAGCGAGGTGCTGGGCAAGCTGCGGCGGTTTGGGGAGAACCACGGTGTCGACGTTTTCATCGTCGCCCACCCGACCAAACTCCAGACCAACGGCGAAGGCACTGCCGAGCCTGTTCCCGGTCTCTACGACATTTCCGGTGGCGCCCATTGGAACAACAAGGCCGACATCGGCTTCACGGTCTGGCGTGACCGCTCGATCCTGCCCCGTGGCGCGAAAAGCTCCACGCTGGTGAAGGTTCACAAGGTCCGGTCCAAGGAACTCGGCCGGCCCGGCGCCGCTGACTTCGAATACGACATCCCCACCGGCATCTACTCCCCGATCTACTGAGGAATTGCCATGAACCAAGAGGTTTCGCAGATCGGCGGGGGCTACCCGCCAAAGGGTACGGAACACGAACGGCTGACGGCCGAACTGATCAAGCTGACCCGCGCCGTGAGCGCGAACCGGGAGCGCTTCGAGGCATCGGGCCGCGGGAGCATCCACGACGACCCGACCGAGATGAGGCTCAAGGGCGAAATCCAGGCCATTGGCGAGCGGCTGGACGGCATCGGCGGTTGGGGCGCGATGATCACGGCCTGTGACGAGGTGGAGGATACCGTCGGCTTCATGGGCGGCGTTGTGCTGAACTACGCCTGGGATGGGATTGGGAGGTGGGCAGCGTGAAGACGAACAGCATGATCAGCAACAAGCCCGCCCCGTCGGTCGCCTTCGTTCTTCCGGTGACGCTGACCGTCGACGCCATGGCCAAGCGCCGTACCGATCTGCCGGATTACTGGACGGCCGAACTCGGGTTGGCGGACGGGAAGGTCATCCGCCGGCACTTCCGGAAGTCCGAAGAGGATGGGGAGTTGGAGGACGTCACCGATCTGGTGACGGACCTCCTCCTAGACCGCGCCCGGTCGATGAAGACGGCCGAGCGGTCGCGCCAAGCCGAACAGGTCGGCCGGGTGGGTGTGGTAACCCCGGAACGGCTCCGGCGGGACCGTGGGGAGATCGTGGAAGAGGGGACGATGCGGGCCGGACAGATGCGCGCCCGCGCCGTCTCCAGCCTGGACACCCTGAACCAACGCAAGCTGTTGACGATGCGCCAGCACGAAGCGGGCGACCGCCTGGCGCAAGACATCAAGGTCATGAGCGGGGCGAAGGAGTCGCGGGACGATGCTGCCCCGCCGATTGGCTCCATCAGCCCGGACGCCGGGCGGTGCTGGGAAGACTTCGCAGTGTCCGCCTCCCGCCGCTTCCAAGCCGCTCGCGATGCGGTCCAGCAGCTCCCCGCATTCGAGGGCGTCATCCCGTGGTCCGTCATCGAGCATGTCGTGATCCGGGACGGAGCGATCACGGAGCTATCGGCAAGCCATGCCCGGTCGGTCATGCGCCGGTACAAGGCAGCGCTGCGGATGGGGCTGGACCGCATCGCAGACACCTACGGTCTTGGTGACAACGTCCTGTTCGGGCGCGTCCTCCATGCCGGCATCCCGCGGGAACTCCTCTATCGGGAAGATCGGGACGGCCCCGACCAAAACGGAGAGGCGCGGATCATCGTCCGTTCGGTCACGCTAAATGGCGCCCCATGGGTTGCGGTGTTCGATACCTGGAATGAACTGTACGACGCGGCGCGCAAGCACCTTCGCGCCTTGGGTGCGCCGGGGGCTTGACCGAATACGACTTCCCGGCTATTGTGCGAGGGTGTGTATCACGCGCACACGATCATGACCCCGCCCCGTCCCAACGGCGCGGGGTTTTTTCGTGCCTTCCCTCGGGCAAGGTTGTGCAGCGCGGCGGGGCGGCTCCCTCACCGTTTCCGCCGCGCGCCTCCCTTCCACCATCCCGCCGCCGGTCAGTCCGACTAGGCGCCAACCCCCTTCGAAGGACTGACCGCCCATGGACAGCCTCACTCTCCCCGACATTGGGGACACCCTCCATTCCATCGCTGGCTTAAGCCCCGCCGCGCAACTCGCGGCTATCTTCTGCCTTGGCGCCATCGTCGTGACGTGGATTTGGGCACGCCGGCCGCAGCCTGGACCTGATGCGCAGATCGTTGTCGAGGCATTGAAGAGCACGGCTCAAGCCCAGGTGGAGACGGCGGCCAGCATCGCCGCCATGGCCCAACAGAACGAGTTGATCGTTTCGGAGGTGCGCGGCGCCGTTGCAGAGATGCGTGTCATGGTCAATGCGGCCCTGGCCACTATCAAGCAGGCGGCCTGATCCCATGGACCTGCTGAGCATTCCGTCCGAGGTTCTAGAGCGCATGATCGGGGTGGTGGAGAGGGCCAATACACTAATAGCGATGCCTCGCCATAAGGCGATCGTAGTGCATCCGGATGTGAGGCTGCATCGAGCGATGCCCGCTTGCGTCCTCGATGATAGCGCTCGACTGACTGCGTCCTGACAGGCTGCCCATGATGTAGCAAGCGGCGGTATCGTAGTCGGGCATTGGAAGCCGGCCGAGCATGTAGGGGTTTTCTGGCTGCTGAAAAATCACCGTCACGGTCATGGCAACTTCCCTGTCAGCTGGGGTCTCAAGGCTGCGCTTGGGTAAGCCTAAAGGACTAGGCGGAACGGCCTGATGATATGGGTCAATTGTTTCGTTGTGGAAATGCGGGTCCTGCTACCAGAGGGCGCGCCCGAAGCGTTTAAGGAAGCAAATCGCTATGCGTGCCAGCGTCACCATCACCGGCAGCCTGGAGGACGCCTTCAACGAGTGGACGGAGTCGACCGCCCGTCGGCTGACCGACGTCACGGAACATGCCGCGTCCACCATGCGTGACGAGATGCGGACCGCCATGGCGAATGCCGGTCTCGGCAAGCTGGGGCGGGCGCTGGGCCATGCCGGCTATCCTGGGGGCGGCAACTACAGCTTCCACCCTGCCGCAGAGGTGTTCGTCCGGGGCAAGGCTGCATCGGCCGCGAAGTGGGAGGGCGTCATCGACGCTTTCGCACAGGGCGCGACGATCCGTTCCAAGCGGGGCTGGCTGGCCATCCCAACCAAGAACTGCCCCAAGGGTAACCGCGGTCGCTACCTCACCCCGGACCAAGTCGCCGAGCGGTTCGGCCCGCTCCGCTCCATCGCCGCCGGCAAGTCCGTCCTGCTGTTCGCTGACGTGGTTGCCGGCAAGTCCGGCGGTGTGCGCAAGGCCACGGCCGGGCGCATCGCACAGGGCAGAGAGGCCAAGTTGACGCTGATGTTCGTCCTGGTGAAGGAAGCGACGATCCGCAAGCGCCTGGACCTGGACGCCGTCATCCGGCAGTGGGAGACCCGCTTCCCCACCATGATCGCCGATGCGCTGAAAGCCGAGTGAGGGGGCGACATGAAGCGTGTTCAGGTGATCGTAGAAGTGGACGTCGATGACAAGGTGTGGATCGGCGATATCAACGGCGCCGTCTTTGCTGCGCTCGAAACTGCCGGCTCGGTGACCGTGCCCCGTGGTCAGGTCTTCCTGCGCACCGCTCGCGTCCTCAACAGGAACGTGGCTGAGGCCGCCCGCAAACGGTGGGATGACAAATGACCCGCTCCATGCGGTCGACCATCGCTGTCAATCGGCTTCCAAATTCCAGCCGGCATCGGCTTGCAATTTCCAGCCACGCTTGCGGTTGCAGAACCTGTTGTCCAGGGAGTCCACGGGAGGGTCCCGCGCGCGCCGCGGAGTGCCCTTATGGCTGACGCAGCGGCGCGCGTGGGAGGGGCCTGTGGGCCCCCCTGGGCAACGGATAGGGGGAAGGCTTTGGATCAGGAGCGGTTCTTGAACCGCCAGCTCTCGTTGCCGGTTTCCAGGATGTCGCAGTGATGCGTCAGCCGGTCGAGCAAAGCGGTGGTCATCTTGGCGTCGCCAGCGAACACCGTCGGCCATTCAGCGAAGCTCAAGTTGGTGGTGATCAACACCGAGGTCCGCGAGTACAACTGGCTGAGCGCGTGGAACAGCAGTTGGCCGCCACTCTGGGAGAACGGCAGGTAGCCGAGTTCGTCCAGCACCACGAGATCAACGCGGGTCAACTGGTCAGCGAGCTTGCCCGCCTGCCCGGTCCGGGCTTCGGCCTCCAACCGGTTCACCAGGTCGATGACGTTGAAGAACCGGGCACGGGCGCCGCGGCGCACGCAGTTGGCCGTGATGGCGATGCACATGTGCGTCTTGCCGGTCCCGGTTCCCCCGATGAACACGGCGTTGCGCTGGGTTTCCAGAAAGCCGCCATCGTGCAGGTCGCGCACCAGCCCCTCGTTGAGGGGACTGGCGGTGAAGTCGAACTCGGCCAGCGTCTTGGCCAGAGGCAGCTTGGCGGCGCCGAGTTGGTAGCGGATCGAGCGCGCCTGCTTCTCCGCCCGCTCCGCCGCCAGCAGGTCGCCCAGGATCTGCTGGACGGTGCGCTGCCGCTTCAGTCCATCGCTCATTACCTCGTCGTAGGCGGCACGCATGCCGGCCAGGCTGAGCTCGGCCATCATCGCCATCAGCTCATGCCGTTCCATGGCAGCCCTCCCGCACCGCGCGCAGGCGGTCGTAGCGCCCGCAGTCGGCGGCCGGCTCAATGGACAGCGTCAACGCCGTCGGCACCGCCATGGCCGGTGCCGGTGTGACGTCGTGGCGCCGGGCGAGGATGTTCAGGATCACGTCCCGGCTGTGCGTACCGCTCGCCAGTGCCTCGCGGCAGGCGACCTCCACCGCCTCCAGGCCATCGGTGAGGATGGCGGCGAGCACGCCAACGAACTGCCGGTCAGCGTCGTCGCCGCGGCCCAGGCGGGTCCGCACCGTCGCCAGGGCTGGCGGCAAATCCCAGTCCCGGAACGGCGCCCCGTTGCGCAGCGCCCCCGGCTTGCGGACGAGAACCGGCAGGTAGTGCAGCGGATTGTACCGCGTGTGGCCGTGCCCGAAAGCTCGTGGGTGCTCGGCGACGATCGCGCCGTTGAACCACACCACGATCCGTGTCGCGTAGGCGCGGACCTGCACCGGCTTGCCGGCGGCGATCGCGGCCACGCTGTAGCGGTTGCGGTCAAAGTGGATCAGGCAGGTTTTCGAGACGCTGAGCGTGGCCTCGTGGAAGCCGTCGAAAGGATCGCTCACGGTGATCAGCGCCGGCCGCTCCGCCTGGAACACCTCCCACACCGTCCGGCTCCTATCCTCTGGATGCGGCGTCTGTTGGGCCCAGACGATCACCTCGTCGTGCAGGCGTTCGTTCACCTCTTCCAGCGTCTTGGCCCGCAGCCGCGGCGTGAACAGCCGCTGGCGCAAGGTGCCGACCTGGTTCTCGACCTGGCCCTTTTCCCAGCCCGAAGCCGGGGTGCAGGCCACCGGCTCGACCAGGTAATGCGAGCACATCTGGGCGAAGCGGCGGTTGAAGCGGCGCTCTTTGCCGACAAATACGGCGTCCACCGCCGTCTTCATGTTGTCGTAGATGCCGCGCTCGCACAGGCCGCCGTAGAAGGCCGCGGCACGGGCGTGGGCGTCGAACACCATCTCCTGGGTCTGGCGCGGGTAGACCGCCACAAACGGCATGCGGCTGTGGCACAGGCGGGCATGGGCCACCTGCACCTTGGTCGTCACGCCGTCCAGGATGATCCACTCTTCCGCCCAGTCGAACTGGTACGCCTCGGCCGGGGCAAAGGTGAGCGGAACGTAGGCGTTCACCGGCCCACTCGGCGGCTGGCGCTGCTTGAAGCGCTTGATGTAGCGCCGCACCGTGTCGTAGCCGCCCTGGAACCCGGCATCCTTCAGCCGTCCGAAGAGCCCCAGGTAGTCGAGCCGGTCGCGGGCTGGCCGCCGCTCGTTCTCCGTGATCAGCCGTTCCAGCTCCTCCTGGAACCCGGACAACTTCGGAAGCGGCTGGTGCTGGCGCTCGTAGCGCGGCGCCGTCTCGCCCGAGCGCAGGTATTTCGTCACCGTCTCCCGCGACACCTTCAGCGACCGGGCAATGGCCCGGATGCTTTTCCCCTTCGCGTGCTCGCGTCGTATCCGTGCGATCGTCTCCACCGTCAACATCCCTGTCCGCCACCCTGTCGTCCAAACCCAGGGTGGTAGTCTGCCAGATCAGGGGTGGCTGGTTATTGGACGCCGATCACCCCTGAAACTGGCCCAGTGTTGCAGGCCGATGCACAACCATCGCCGCGGTGGACGCCTTGGCCACGCCTTCCATCCCGACGCAGGGGACGACTGATCGCCCCCTCCCCGATGGGGGCAGCTTCACCATTGGGTTCGCCACCGGCTACGCCGCCGGCATCCTCACCGCTGTGGCCGTGATCGCCTCCGGGCTGGTCATAGTGGGGTGGTGACCATGGAGCGGGCGAAGGCGTGGGGTGCGGCCATGGCGGTGCTGGCACTGGTCTACGGCGACCTGCTGCTGGTCGACCGGATGTTCCCGCCCGGCCGGGTCCACCGCCGGGCAGTCCGCCCCATCGTCCGGACCCCTACCGAAGGGACCAAGGGAGACTGACCCTCCCATAGAGGGCCAGTCCATAGGGCGCCCGCTGATGCGTCCTCCCGCGTGCCGCTCATCGCACGTCCGATGCGCCAGAGGCCAGCCGCGAGCCGCCTGACGGGCAGGATGGGGCCATCTCACGGCGGGGCAGGGGTAGGGGGGGTGTCGTGGGTCCTTCCGGGTGGCCCCCCTATAGAGGGTGGGACAAGTCCGATCATCGTCCAGGTATGAAAATTCCATAAGGGGGTTCCGCTTCCCCTTTGGCGTGTGGGTGGGGTGTGGCTATGGCAACTCAGAAGGAAGTCGCCGAACACCTCGATCTGACCGACCGTTCCGTCCGCGACCTCAAGGCGCGGGGCGTTTTCAACGCTGACGCGCGCAGTCAGATGGACATCGACGCCTGCCGGGTGGCCTACATCCGCCACCTTCGGGAGCGCGCCGCCGGCCGGACCTCGGACGAGGCCGAAGCGGAAGGCCTCGACCTCGTCGCGGAGAAAGCCCGGCTGGCGAAGGAGCAGGCCGACCACTACGCGATGCGCAACGCGGAAAAGCGGGGCGAGCTGGTGCCGGTCGCCGATTACACCGCCGCGGTGCTGTCGGTCATCGAGATGGTCAAGGCGAAGCTGCTGCGCATCCCGGCCAAGGTCGCCAAGACCGACAGTCGGCTGAAAGACCGCATCGCCGATGCGCTGGAGGATGCGCTGGACGAATTGAGCGCGGCCCGGATCGTCGAAGAGATGGGCGGCGGGGACGATGACGGGGACGACGATGCAGACGAATGACGGCGTCCGCGTCCGCGGCGCTCTGCTGGCCGAGCATGTCGCCCGGTGGCTGCTGGCGCTGAAGCCCCGCCGGCGGATGACGCTGTCGGACTGGTCGCTCAAGAATGCCCGGTTGGAGGACGGCACGCGCTACCGCCCGTTCCCCTTCCAGGTCGGCATGATGGACGCCTTCACCGAGCCGGGCGTGCGGCAGATCACGGCGAAGAAGTCGAGCCGCATCGGCTACAGCCAGATCGTCAAGAACTACATCGCCTATTGCGCCGACCAGCTGCCCAGCCGGGTTCTGGTCTATCAGCCGACCATCGACGATGCCGAGGACTTCGCCAAGGACGACGTCGCCAAGCTGATCCTGTGGCCGGCGGTGCGGCGCCTGTTCTCCACCAAGACGCGGAACAGCAGCAACACCATCCGGTCGAAGCGCTTCCCCGGCGGCTGGATCAAGATCAAGGGGGCCAACAGCCCGAAGGAGTTCCGCCGCATCACCGCCGACAAGGTCATCTTGGAGGAGCCGGACGGCTATCCGCCGACTGCCGGTGTCGAAGGCGACCAAGTGGAGTTGGCCTTCAAGCGCTGCCTGACATCGGACGACCCGCTGAAGGCGGCAGGCTCCACCCCGACGATCAAGGGGCATTCCAAGATCGACGCGCTGTTTGAGCAGGGGACGCAGGAATACCGGTATGTCCCCTGTCCGCACTGTGGCGAGATGCAGATCCTTGTGTTCGGCAACGGCACCGGCGCCGGCATCCACTTTGAGCCGAAGGACGCGCCGACCAAGGCTTGGTACGTCTGCGTCAACGGCTGCGTGATCGAGGAGGATCACAAGGCGGATATGGACGAGCGGGGCGAGTGGCGGGCGCATGCGCCGCAGAACTGGCCGCATCGGTCCTTCCACATTTGGGCCGCCTACAGTCAGTTTCCCGGCGCCGCGTGGCTGGAGATCGCCAAGGAGTTCGTCCGGGCGAGGAAGGACCCGAACAAGCTCCGCGTCTTCGTCAATCAGGTGTTGGCCGAGACCTACGAGGTGAAGGGAGAGGCGCCACAATGGCGCGTCCTCTATGACCGCCGGGAGGACTATCAGGGCGTGCCGGCCGGCGGGCTGGTGTTGACCGCCGGTCTCGACGTTCAGAAAAGCCCCGGTCGCCTTGAGCTGTTCGTGTGGGCATGGGGGCAGGACTTCCAATGTTGGCTGGTCGATCACGTCGTGATCCCCGGCAACCCCTACGACGCAGCGGTGTGGGACGAGGCATCCCGCGTCATCCACGGCACATGGAGGCATCCGTCGGGCGTCGATCTGCGCTTGTCGAAGGTCGGGGCCGACACGGGCTTTGCCACCACGCAGGTTGAAGCGTGGGCGAAGCGCCATCCGGGCTTGGTCATCCCCGTGAAGGGCGCCAGCACGATAGGCGCTCCGTCCTTCGCATGGTCCAGCGTGCGAGAGGCCAGCCCGAACGGGAAGCGGCGCAAGCGTGGCCTGCAGCTCGGCATGATCGGTGGCCACGTCCTGACCCTGGAGCTTTACGGCAAGCTGAGCCTGCAGCCTCCCACCGACGAAGAGGCGGCCGACGGTGCCGGGTTTCCGGCCGGCTATGTCCACCTCAACGGGCTGGCCACCGAAGAGGTGTGCAAACAGCTTGTCGGCGACCAGTGGATCGAGGGCCGGGGCGAATGGAAACAGGTTCACGCCACGGAGGCGCTGGACGGCTGGAAATATGCCCGCGCCTGCACCGTGGCCATGGGGCTGGAGCGCTGGACCGCCGCGCGCTGGGCGGAGTTGCGGAAGGCGCTTGCGGTGGCGGTGAAGGCCGAGCAGCCGCGGGCAAAAGCGACAGAGATACCGGCGCCGGAGCCGTCGGCCGGGCAGGAACAGTCCCGACCGGACGAGCGGCGCCCATCCGGTGGCGGCTGGCTTGGCGGGCGCGGTGGCGGATGGGGAAGGCGGTAAAGCATGGCACTGACGCAGACGCACCTTAACACCCTGGTCGAAGCATGGGCCGCCGGCACGACCAGCGTCACCATCGACGGCAAGCGAGTGGACTACCGCTCCATGCGCGATCTGGAGACGGCAATCGCCGTCACGGCGAAGGTAATCGGCGCACCGAACCCGCTCCATCCGGCGCAGCCCGTCTCCCGGACCAGCGTCACCAAGTTTTCGCGGGGCTAGAGCATGAACATTCTGGACAAGGCCATCGGCTGGATTGCCCCGGAGTCCGGTGCCAAGCGTGCGCGTGCGCGCGTCGCCATGGAGATGATGCGGCGCAGCTATGACGGAGCCACCACCGGCCGGCGGACGGACGGTTGGAACACCAGCGGCACGTCGGCGAACGCAGAAATCGGACCCGCCCTTGCCCGGCTGCGCGCCCGCTCCCGCGATCTGGTGCGCAACAACCCCTATGCCGCCCGCGTTGCGGACATTTGGGCTGCGAACGTGGTCGGAACTGGCATCATGCCGTTGAGCCGAACCGGGGATGAAGGCCTGGACAAGCGCGTCAACACGCTGTTCCGGCGCTGGTCGGAGCAATGCGACGCCGAAGGGCAGTTGGACTTTGCCGGTCTTCAGACCCTCATCGTGCGGACGGTGGTGGAGGGTGGCGAAGCGCTCCCACGCCACCGCAACCGCCGGCCGGAAGACGGATTGCCGGTGCCCTATCAGGTCCAGGTCCTGGAGGGCGACTTTCTCGACTCCTCCCGCGACAGCACGTTGACCGGGCGCCGCACGATCCAGGGTGTGGAGTTCGACGCGCTGGACCGGCGCACCGGCTATTGGCTGTTCCGCACCCACCCCGGCGACCCTTACAGCGTCACGGCGGAAGGCTTGACCAGCGCCCTGGTGCCGGCATCGGAGGTGATGCACGTCTATCGCAAGCTGCGGTCCGGTCAGGTTCGCGGCGTGCCGTGGTTCGCCCCGGTGCTGCTGAAGGCGCGCGACCTGGACGACTTCCACGAAGCCGCCATCGTCCGGGCGCGGATGGAGGCCTGTATCGGGATGGTGGTGACGTCCGCCGATGACGGCGGGCAAAACCCCATCGGCATCACCAGCGGGACGGAGAACGGCCGGCGGGTGGAGGGGATGGAGCCGGGCATGGTCCCGTACCTGAAGCCCGGTGAAAGCGTGCAGTTCCTGAACCCGACGGCGTCGCCGTCCTTCGACCCCTTCACCCTGCACACCCTGATGGCGATGGCGGTCGGGACGGGCGTCACCTACGACCAGATGACCGGCGATCTGCGGCAGGCCAATTATTCCAGCCTGCGCGCCGGCAAGGTGGAGTTCCGCCGGCTGGTCGAGCAGGCGCAGTGGCAGATGCTGATCCCGATGTTCTGCGCGCCGGTGTGGCGGCGCTTCATCGAGACGGCGACCCTCTCTGGCGCGCTTCCGGCCGGGGACTACCCGGTCGAGTGGGCGACGCCGGCCCATGAACCCATCGACCCCGTCAAGGACATGCAGGCCGACATTCTCGCGGTCCGCACCGGCCGGCTGACCTGGGAGCAGTTCGTCGCGCTGTGGGGCTTCGATCCGAAACAGCAGCTCGCCGACATCGCCCGCATCAACGCCGCCATGGACGACGCGGGCGTCACCCTCGACACCGATCCCCGCAAGGTGACCAAGGCCGGCGGGACGCAGCAGGCGCAGCAAGGAGATCCGCAGAATGCCTGACAGCCTGACCCCCGGCGGCCAGACCATGGACATGCCGATGCAGACGCGCGCGGCGGCTGTCCAGACGGTGGACGAAGCCGCGCGCACCATCGAGCTGGTCTGGTCGACGGGCGCCGCGGTTCCGCGCATCAACCCCATGACCGGGGAGCGCTACCTGGAGGAGCTGTCGCTCGATCCGGCGCACTGCGACCTGACCCGCCTCAACAGCGGCGCGCCCGTCCTCAACAACCACGGCAAGTACGACCTCAGTCAGGTCATGGGCGTGGTCGAGCGCGCGGCGGTCGATGGGACCAGCGGCACGGCAACGGTGCGCTTTTCCGACCGGCCGGACGTCGAACCCTTCTGGCGGGACATCCGCAGCGGGATCATCCGCAACGTCTCCGCCGGCTATGTCGTCCGCAAGTTCGAGGTGACGCGCGAAGACGGCAAGCTGCCGACCTACCGCGCCATCGACTGGGTGCCGATGGAGCTGTCCCTGGTTCCCATCGGTGCCGATGCCGGCGCCGGCACCCGCTCCGCCGAACCGTCAACCACCCCCTGCCAGATCATCAACCGGGCGTCGCCCGCCAACAAGGAGAGTGCCAACATGCCGGACACCGTCCAGCACGAGCCGGGCCACGAGATGCCCGCCAGCAACACCCGCGCCACCGATGCCGCCGCTCTGAATGCCGCCATCGCGGCCGAACGCGCCCGCATCGCCCATGTCAACGACGTGGCGCAGCGTCACGCGCTGGGGACCGATTTCGTCCGCACCCATGTGGACGGCGGGTCCACGGCTGAAGCGGTCAACGCCGCGGCCCTGACCGCGCTTGCCGCCCGGTCGGAACAGTCCCCGTCGTCCTCTATCCGCATCGGCATGTCCCATGACGACCCGGAAGCGGTCCGTTCGGCCATGGCTGACGCCATCGTCGCCCGCGCCACCTACACGGCCCCGGAGAACGAGCGGGCGCGCGGCTACATGGGCGCGAGCATGCTGGAGATGGCGGCCGACCTGTGCGGCATCCGCTCCCGCAATCCGGACGAGATCATGCGTCGTGCGATGCACAGCACGTCGGATTTCCCGCTGCTGCTGGAGGCCGCCGCCAACAAGGTGCTGCTGCGCACCTATCAGGCCGCGACCCCGACCTATCGCAGCATCGCCCGCCGCCGCGATTTCAACGACTTCAAGCCGACCAAGTTCCTCCAGGCCGGCGACTTCCCGCCGCTGCTGGAGTATGGCGAGACGGGTGAAATCAAGGACGGCACCGTTTCGGAGGGCCGGGAAACCGTCACGCTGTCCAGCTATGGACGCATCGTCAACATCAGCCGCCGGGTGTTCATCAACGATGACCTGGGCGCCTTCAACGACCTCATCAACATGGCGTCGCGCCGTGTGGCTGACTTCGAGAACGCCACCTTCTACGCCATGATGCTGAAGAACAGCGGCGCCGGCCCGACCCTGTCGGACAACAAGGCGGTGTTCCACTCGGGCCACGGCAACCTTGCTGCGTCGGGTGGCGCCATCGGCGTTTCGACCGTGAGCGATGGCCGCGCCGCAATGCGCAAACAGACCAGCATCGACGGGCTGAAGCTGAACATCACCCCGTCCATGATCGTCTGCGGTCCGGACAAGGAGACGGAGGCCGAACAGCTCATTGCGGCGATCCAGCCGCAGCAGGCCGGCAACGTCAACCCGTTCTCGGGCCGCCTGTCCACCGTGGCTGACGCCAACATCACCGGCAACGCTTGGTGGCTGTTCGCTGACCCGTCGGTCGCCGAAGTGTTCATCTACGGCTATCTGGCGGGCAACCCCGGCCCCCGTTTCGTGACCGAAGAGGGTTTCCGGACCGACGGCGTATCGCTGCGCGTCACCCTGGACTTCGGCTGCGGCGCGGTCGACTACCGCGGCGCCTACCGCAACGCCGGCAACTGATCCACCACCCCGATAACGACGGCATGAGGGCGCCCATTGTGGCGCCCTTGCCGTTTCTGGAGATCACGCGATGAAGACTTTCATTCAGCCCGGCAAGACGGTGACCGTTGCCGCCCCCTACGACGTGGCCAGCGGCGCCGGCTGTCTGGTCGGCTCCCTGTTCGGCGTCGCCACCATGGACGCCGCCAGCGGCGCCAGCGTCGATATCACGACCTGCGGCGTCTATACCCTCGCCAAGACCAGCGCGCAGGCCTGGACCGTCGGCGCCAAGGTCTATTGGGACGACACCAACAAGGTGGTCACCACCACGGCGACCAGCAACACGCTGATCGGCTGCGCCCTGGAGGCCGCCGCCAACCCGTCCGCCACCGGCACCGTCCGCCTCAACGGCACGGTCTGACCGTGAGCGTCTTCGACGCCATGTTCGGCGTCCTGTTCGCTGATCCGAACATGGCGTCGGACGCCACCTATACCGCCCCCGGCCCCGGTGGCGCGTCCACCCCCTGCCGCGCCGTCTTCCGCCAGCCTGATACGGATTGGAGGGGAAACGACGCAGAGGTGACCACGCCTAGCCGGATTGCAGAGGTGCGGGTTTCGGAAGTCCCGGTGATGAAGGAGGCGGGAACCCTCGCCATCGGCGGGAAAACCTACACGATCCAGAAGGCGAGCCGGCCGGATGCTGATCGGCTTCTCTGGCGCCTGGAGTTGCGCTGATGCCCACCTCCGTCCGTGAACAGGTCTTGTCCGCATTCGCGACGATGCTCGGCACCGTCGCGGCGGAGAACGTCCCCGGCACGATCAAGGTCTATCGGGCGCGCCGCAAGCCGCTGTCCGATGACGACGAGGCGGACCAGTTGCCGGCCCTGCTGATGCGGTCGGCCCCCGGCGCTTCCGAACAGACCAGCGCCGCGGTGACCCGCAACCTGGAGCGGATCACCGTCACCGCCGTGCTGAAGGCAGACACCGACGAAGGGCTGGACCAAGCCCTTGCCGATATGTGGGCTGCCCTGCAACGCGCCGTCGAAGCCGATCCGACGCTTGGGGGCGTCGCGGTGGACGTGACCCTTGCCGATGCGGACCAGAGCGCGGCCGACGGCGATGGCATCGGCGGGGTTGGCGACGTCTTCGCCGCCTATGACGTCGAGTATTGGACCCGGCCGGGCGACCCCTACGCCTTCGCCCCCTGACCCTTCAACCTGGAGACCATCCCATGACGATCCCGTCCCACCGGGCGGCGGCGGCGGTGCCGACGCCTGCCCACACCTTTGAGCTTCGCGCGGGCGAACTCATCAACCTGACGGAGGCCGCGCGCAAGGCCGCTGAAGCGCCCGAAACCGCCGCGGCGCCTGTCGCCAAGTCCCGCCGCCCCGCCAGCGATGCACCCGCCGGGGCCGCCCCGTCGGCCGACCAGTAAGGAGCTGCCACCATGGCACTGCGCCCCCGTAACGCCGCCCTGCTGGCGAAGATCGAGACCACGGAAGGCGTCGACGCCTCTCCGGTTGCCGGCACCGATGCCGTGCTGGTCGAAAACCCGCAAATCAGCTTCAACCCCAACATCGTCCAGACCAACGAGGCGACCGGCAGCCTGGACGGGCGCGGCCCGATCACCGGCGGCATGACGGTACAGATCACCTGTGACGTCTACCTGAAGGGGTCCGGCGCCCCCGGCACCGCCCCGGAATGGGGCAAGCTGCTGAAGGCCTCCGGCTGGGCCGAGACCATCACCAGCACCGCCGTTCCCGGATCGGCTGAAGCCGCCACCGCCGGCACCGCCACCAGCCTGACGCTGGGGGCCGGCGCCAGCGGGACGGCGCAGACCTATCGCGGGATGCCCCTGCTGCTGACCGGCAACCCGGCGGCCGGTGCCACGTCCTTCGTGGCCGACTACACCGCCGGCAAGGTGGCCACCCTGGCTGACCAGTTCGGGACGGCCCTGTCGACCGGAACAAGCTATCAGGTTCCGGTGAACGTGCTGTATCGGCCCGCCTCCACCTCCATCCCATCGCTGACCCTGTACCTCTACATGGACGGGTTGCTCTACAAGGTGGTGGGCGCCCGCGGCAACGCCACCATGCGGCTGACCAGCGGCAACGCCGGCCGGTTCAGCTTCACCTTCACCGGCATGTTCGTGTCGAAGGAAGACGCAAGCATGCCGACCGGGCTTGTCTACGACGCCACCCGCCCGCCGATCTGGAAAGGCGGCAAGGCGTTGGTCAACCGCGTGGCGTCGGCCATGTCCTCGCTGTCGGTGGAGTTCGGCAACAGCCTGACCAACCCGGACAACCCGAACGCGGCCGAAGGCTACGACCCCTCCATCATCACCGCCCGCAACATGACGGGTTCGTGTGATCCGCTGGAGGTGCTGGTCGCCACGCGCGACAGCATGGCCGCGTTCCGCTCCGGTACGGCGCAGATCGTCCACGCCAGCTATGGCGCGGTGGCGGGGAACCGGATCGGCCTGACCCTCCCGGCGGCGCAGTACACCAACCTGCAGCCGGGCGACCGCAACGGGCTGATGACCCTTACCCATCAGTTCGCCTGCACCGGTCAGGACGCGGGCGGCTTCATCTGCATTTTCTGACCTGAGACCCCGGCGGCAACCGGGCAACCAGTCGGCGACGGCCGACGGGGCGCATTCGTGCGCCTGTCGCGGGTGGTGTTGCCGGCGCCACCCGCCCCCTTCCCGGCAGAGGAACCCTTTCATGCTCCCCATTTCGTCCAAGGACGTCGTCCCCTTCACTCCGCGGCTGGACTTCCTAAACCATCTGCGCGACCTCCATGCAAATGCGCAGGGCGCCAAGGCGAAGGGCGAACTTCAGGCGACGATTGATCTTGTCCAAGCCGAGATCGACGCGACGCCGCAGCCGGTCTTTCGTCTCGCTGTTGCAAGCCACCTCCAGCGCGCCGCGTTCCGCCGCGACCTGCTGGCCACCGGCGCCACCTATGCCGGCGACAAGGCGCTCTATGCCGCTCTGCGTGCCGATATCGAGGCCATTTCCCCCGACAATCTGGCGGAAGCGCTGGAGATCATCGACGCCGTGGAGGCGGTCGGCAAGCCGGCCGACGCGGACCCGGAGTTGCGCGACCGCTATACGGAAATCGCCCGCATCGCCCGCGGGCTTGGCGGACGCTATGCCGGGGTGGAGGGCGACTTTGAATATTACCTGTCGGTCGCCCCCTTCATCGCCTGCCGTCACTTCCTGATGGGGTGGGAGGGCGTGAAGGACGCCGCCGGCAACGATGCGCCGTTCGTCCGCCGGGGCAATCTCACCACGGACGAGACGCTTGGCCATCTGGACGAAAACGAGATGCGGGCGGTGGGGTTCAAAATCCTGAACCTGATGCAGCCGACCAAGGCCATGGAAAAAAACTCCGTATCGCCGTCGCGGTCAGCCTCCAGCCGGACGCTTTCCCCGACGGCGAAGAAGAAGCGCCCGACGGTTCGGCGTGGGAAATCTTCGGCGAACGGTACGACCGCAACCCCCGCCTGAACCTGTCCGACGGGGATTTGGAAATGGTGCGCTACTGGCGCGCCTACCGACCCCATCCCGGACGCATCGGCGGCATGGCCGCCGGCATCATCCCCGCCACCGGGCACCTTCCGGAGTCCGGCGGCTACGGCGACCAAGCCGCGATCATGCTCGACGCTTTCGAGATCATGAGCGGGGCTGAAGCCGAACTCCTCGCAATGGAACGCTGATGCGAAGGCCGCCGGCCCCCATGCCGGCGGCCTACGTACGCACGTAGCTACGTCCTGGTTTTGACCTGGGTCAAAACCGCCTTTCCCATCGAAACCGGAGCATGCCCATGGCTGGCCGCAACGTCACCGCTCGCTTTGCTGTAGAGGCCGACGTCGCGCAGGCGAAGCGCGACCTTGAGGCGGTGACGCAGCAAATCGACCAG